AACTCGCATTGGGGTGGGTTTTCACCGTCCCAGATATTCCACCACTCCCGTTTAATTAAAGCCCCCTCCTCTGAGGTTGGCTGCTGCATGTATTGAGCTTGCCAGTATCTAATGTCAAGTCCGGCTTTTTTAGCTAATAGTTCTTCTAAGGGCCAGAACTCAGGCCAGAGGGGTTCTCCGTCGTCTTTAATTGCTGGGAAGTCTATAACCTCCCACCGATCAACGTCGTCACTATTGTCCATCTGTTTAACAATTTGACCAGTTAAGTCAAGTTTAGACCACCGTGTCATTACGACAACAATAGCACCACCAGGCATGAGACGCTGTAGAGGACCAGACTGGAACCACTCCCAAGCAGGAAGAAAAACATCGGGTCTTCCAGTTTTAGCGTCTTGTTCCGAATGAGGATCATCGATGATAAACAGGTCAGCACCCCGACCAGCCAAAGCACCACCAACACCAATAGCAAAATACTCTCCATTAAAGTTTGTCCCCCATCTAGATGCTGATTTAGAATCCGCCTGTAGTTCTATTTGCGGAAATATGTTCCGATATTCCTCGGAACCCACCAGATTACGTACACGGCGTCCAAAGTTAACAGCCAAATCCGCTGTGTGGGATGCCATAATGACTTTTTTGTGAGGATACTTACCCAAGAACCAGGCAGGAGCGAGATAGGATATAAGTTCCGACTTACCATGACGCGGAGCAATATTAACAATGACTCGTTTTTTCTTACCTGCAGCAATATCTTCAAAAATTTGAGCTAATTTTGCGTGGTGCGGACCCACTTTATAACCTGGATAGACATGTTTAATAAAGTCCAAAAAGGACATTTTCCCTATTTCTTGAGTTAAATATTCATCGTATTTAGCAAGTAATGCGCAGCTTTTTCGCTTGATTTCAGGGGGTGTTTTGGGATTTTTTGCTATCTGACGTAGCTTAAACAGCTTTTCTGGGGTTAGTTTTAGCTGTAAATTAGGCGTCATCTCGTTCTTTTCTAACTACTTCTTTGGCTTCTACGTCTATATACTTGCCTTCTACGACGTCTAACAGGCTTAAAAGCTCGTTTTCAACCTCTTCCATGGTCTGAATCTTAATAGTTGTCTCAGTTCGCTTCTTAAATGCGTCTACTCCGTCGACTTCACCCAAGGCACGCAGCGCAACTATCTTAGTTTTGACGTCTTTTGCTGCTTCTACCGATGCAATAAGGTGGTTTACTACATAAGTTTTGAGTTCTGCAAGCTCATCAACCACTAAAACCTTCATCTGAGCCACCATACCAGCTAACATAGCCAACGTCTCGTTAGGATATTTAGAGAAATCGGGTCTATATTGTGGATTTGTAACCATTTCTTTAGCAATTGCCTTAGCCTCGTCAACATTTTCTTTGTTTGGAGTGATTGGCTGTCCAGTTAACTCTGACATTAAAGTTATAACTGCAGCCCGCATGTTTAATTCTTCAGTCGGAGTGAGATCTGGAAACGCTTCTTGAGCGTTTTTAGGAAGAGGGATGTTCTCCTCTATAACAGGTACATAGGCTTCCATGAACGAAGTGTACCTTCTTTTCTAAATATGTGTAAAGAAGTTCTTTACTGAAAAAGAGGGGCCAACTACGGCCCCAAAAATACACCCTCACGTGTATAAAAATAGTATATCCCGTTTTTAGAGTTTGGGACTCCTATGGGGGGTCATTTCTGTGTGCCAAACACACACCTGGCAGGCTAAAAATGTGAGGAGGGTGGGGGGTATAAATTTAGAAGGGGTGGGGTATACCCTAATAAATATGTAAAGTAGGAATGGATCGGGGCGGCTGTGTTTGAGAGCTAAGTTTTTGATTATGTTAAAGAAAATGGTATTTTGTTTTTTCTACTTACTGCCGATTTGCATCGTAAGTGGTGAATAAAGTTTGGAAAAGTGTGGAGTTATTTGTGCGGATTATGGGGTATGGGGGCCGACGGGGGACCCGTCTAGCAGAATGGGGTGTGGGGGTCATATATAGGCATGCTGAAACTTTACATATGGGGTAGGTTTGCGTATAACTTAAATCATGGTAGTAATTCCTACTAACTACAAGGAGAAGGTCATGATAGTAACTAAACAATTCAGCAATTCATTTGGCAAACCAATCCAACTAAGTAGGGTGCAATACCAAACTAGATGGGTTGCCCATGTAACACAAGCCTATGACATCTTCGATGATGCAAGTATGACAAAGCTGTTTAACGAAATCATCGTGCCTAAGTTTGAAGAAGCGGCGGGCATTGCATGGGATGTTCATTCGTTACAAGGCGCAGAAGTTGAGTAGTAAGCGTAGGGGGTGCGCTTCACCCCCATTTATTTAAGGAGAAGACAATGAGAGTTAATATTCTACCCACATGGTCAGCAATCAATAAGCACATTGCTGTAACTAAAGATCACAGTAATATTGCCACACCAATTAAATGTACCGACGGTTTCACTATGTCAGTACAAGCAAGTGAGCATCATTACTCAACGCCTCGTACCAATACCACTACAGCATATGTAGAGTACGAGGTAGGTTATCCAAGCCAACGTGAGCCATTACTCATGCCCTTTCACGAGTGCGAAGATAGCACAGTATTCTGTTGGGTTCCTGCTGAAGTACTTATCCAAGTAATACTAAAGCATGGTGGAATGACTGATTCTTTGTAGTGCTAGCCGACCTTCGGGTCGGCTTTTTATTTGCCCTTTGATACCAGTTATGAGTCCTCGAGCATACATGCGTGCGTGTCAGCGATTACGTGAAACTTTACATATAGAGCATGTATCGGTATAACTTAAATCATGGTAGGCAATCAAGCAAACCATATGACTAACTACAGGGAGATTCAGTCATGGATACATTAACAAAGGGTACATTGACCTTATCAATGGTAGTAACGGTTCCACATCTTAGCAGTAGTAGCAAGATTAAACAAGTAACGCTGGCACGCTATAACTATGTTAATAAAGACGATGCAGAGAAATTAAAAGCTAAGTTCATACATAGTAACGACGAGCTAATTCCTGACTATATCACTGCTAGATGGTCATTCGTAACATATCTTTAATCAACAAGGGGGCGCAAGCCCCCTACTAACAAGGAAAAACAAAATGATTACAACTACCGTAGAGTTAACTAAATATGAACTCGGCACCATAACCACAGCATGCTACGAAGAGTGGCACAGAACGGGTGATATATGTTCTTTACAAATGGCTGTTAAGTTATGCCGCATTTATATACCTATGCTAACTAACAGTCCTTACAACCTAAAAGACAGCTATAAAGAACACCTAGAACTTTGGGAACATGAGCTAGATATAGCTAATGAAGGTGTTAAGGATTCTTTGAATTATTAACCACAGGGGGCGCAAGCCCCCTACTAACAAAGAGGAAGTTCTAATGAAACCTACATTTACTCACGATTGTGAACGTTGCAAATTTTTAGGTCATATCCTAACAGTTAACGGCAATGCAGATGTTTACCACTCATGCGACACGTTAGCGGGGGAACACAATCTACTATTTAGATATAGTGATGATCCTGCAAACTACAGTCATGTCAATGCAGAGCGCACAGCATACTTGTTTAAGTTCTAGTTTTCCTTGTAGTACTTAGCCAGCCCTTTGGGGTTGGCTATTTTTTGTCCCTTTGATACCAGTTATTTGTCCTCGAGCATACATGCGTGCGCATGGCTAAACCCGCTATATAGCGTTCCACGATAGCGTGAAACTTTACATATAAACACTTATCACCTATAACTGTAATCAGTGGTCGGCGGGTGCTGATCACATTAACGCATTACTCTATTTTATGGAGGTTTTACATCATGGCTAAAACAAACGCCAAAGCAGTCGAAGCCCTCGTTGGGGTTGATCAATCCGTTGCCCTCGATCGTGATCCTGTATCGCTGAAAGACGGCGCTTACCAACAGGCAAAGGCGGGTGATCGTATCCGTTCCATTGCCAAATTCGTAATGGATCAGGCAAAGGGTTTCCCTGAAGTTGTTGCCGACGAAGTTAAAGAGCAGTTAAACGAGGGTTATCGTTTACGCTTTAACGAAAACAACCCGCCTGAGCAGTATGCAGTGATTGACGGCAATTACTTGTTGATCGATCAGGCTAACCCTGATCTAGCTAACGCTAAAGAGAAAATCAACATTGGCGTAGATTACGCTTGCGTTGCGTTTACTCAACAGCAATTTGGTAAGTTGAAAAACGAAAACCCAAAGCTATACGCCATTGTCAAATCGTGGCGTGATCGTGTTAGCACTTATTGCTCTAATCGTTTAGGTGATCTAAAGCGCCAAGCTAAAGCTATCCTGAACGAGGGTAAAACTCGTGAGAGGGGCGCAACTGCTGATTTTTCTAAGCGTATCGACGATACCTTTAGTGATCTCGCAACGAAGTGCAAAAACGCTTCTGCTCGTGGCGACGAAACTGCTAACGAAACGAAGTTTAGGGAAGCTCGTATAGCTTTCATGGTTAAATGGAACGCCGTTTAATCTAACCCAAACCCTGACCGGCTTGCCGGTCGGGGTTTTTTTTCGTCCCTTTGAAACCT